GAGATGCGTTCTGCCCACGCAGGTCTCCCACATCTGCACTTCGCGCCACCGCTTGCCGCCCCGCTCAAGGCAAGGGATGTAGGACTTGACGACCACTCCGTTGATGGTCAGGTTGGTGTGCTTTTTCATGATGGTTCTCCAATGGTGGAACAGGGTGTTCCACGGGGTTCGGACAGGATTGTCCCCACAGAGCACCCTTGTGGGATGCGCTGTAAGAATTGCCTACCTTTATGCCCAATAGTGTTGGTCGTTGCGTGCTTCACGGCGAGTGGAATATACAAAAGGCATGGTTTCCCATTGCCCACAAACACGGCGTTGTACTTGCCATAACCCAAAGATGCGTTCGACTCTAGTTTTGTAGCGGAAATAAAACATGATTGACTTTCAAAGTTATGCAAGATTTGCATGGTTGGACAGGAAAAGAAACAACGGCGCAGGACGCCGTTGTCACGCAAGCCGTGGAACAGTGTGTTCCACCAATCACTTGATGGCGTTGAGCAGGGCGATAGCGGCACGCACTTGTGCGGCGCGGTCTTTGCCCTCGAAGTTGCTCAGAAAGTTCATGCCCAGCTCACGAGCTTCACGGGTAATGCGCCCATGTGACTGAGGTGTGCGGGGCTTCTCGGCTTTGAACCACACCATCACGTTGCGCGTCCAGCTCATACGCGCAGGGGAATTGCGCGTCTCACGCGTGGATTCCTTGCCGTTGTAGAACACGGCATCCCCTGCCTTGTTCCATGTGAAGTTGCATTTGTACTTGTCAGCGTGCACAGTGGCAAGTGCGGCCAGAAGCGTGGAACATGGTGTTCCACCAAGGGCTTTCGCCGCATCCTGCATGACATGGGCATACGATGTGCCCGCATCAAGGAAACCAGAATAGGATGCGACAACCTTAGCGATTTGAGTTTGATTCATTTGAGTACTCCAGAGAGATGCCCCGCGAAGTGGCGGGGCGACACAGCGGCTGAGTTCCCCCAACCGATGTCTCTATTGTATGGAAGGGGGTAAACGATAGGTCTCGTTTCGCTCGGCGTGAACCAAAAACCGAAACCTTTAGACCCCACCATACTCCCACCAACCCTATATGTGAGCGAGCTGGCTACTTGCTATGAACACTATTCCCCAGCCATAATCTCAATTTCCTGTAATCCTTTCTATTACCCCCCATAAATTTTTTAAAAAATTCTATAAAACCCTTGTCCAACAATTGACAGGTGTTATACTGGCCGTGTTGGTGGAACTGAAAGATCACCAGAAGGGCAGGTATAGCGGAAGTCGAGACCCGTGAGCCCGTGCCACCAACACCCTCCAAAACAAAAAAATCCCCTGACCGTTACCAGTCAGGGGATGAAGAGGGGGGATAATCACAAACCCCCGGAGGAGAAGCAAATGAGCATTTTTGCTTGCTGGCCGCAGGCCAACCGGCAACTGCTTGCACACTTACCGGGATTGAGTGTACATTAGACCCATCGCAGGTTCAAGGGCTTATGCGCGTATGCTGGATCATTTAATAGACTTCTCTCCCGAGGTGAGCACTCACCAGGGGAAAACTGTTGCCGTAAACAAACTGTCCCCGGCAGATTTGGTGGACGCCAAAGTAAAGACTGCCGACTGGCTCAAGGGTCTTGGCGCGGTTGATACTGACGCCGCTGTGGCGCAAGCAGAGATTGAAGCCGCCAGGGCATCTTTTACCGGGATGATTACGGCGGTCCCAGCCGAGATCACACACAAGCACCTGTCACAGATAAAAACCCCAGCGGCTGTGCAGCATTTGGTTGGGATGTTGTCTGCATACGACTGGGAGTTTGTGGAACGCGCCAAAGAGATTCGCGGTTACACCGTGGCCAAACTGCTGGAAGAAGCAGAGAACCCCAACGCCAACATCCGCCTGAAGGCGCTCGGTCTTTTGGGAAAAATTACGGAAGTGGGCCTGTTTACCGACAAGATCGAGGTTAAGAAGGAGTCTTTGAGCGACGACGAGATCGACCAAAAGATCAAGGACAAGCTCAACAGGTTCATGGGCGTCTCAGACGCTGCATTGATCGAGGATATAGAAGTTAGCACTCACACACCTACGGCTGATGAAGCTCAACGACCTGACGCTCTCCCCAACTGAGATCGCCGCCATTCAAAAGGCGCTCCCGACTCTTTCTCTTAAGGAGAAGATGGACCTGTTTGATATGCTGGAGGAGCGCGAGAAGCGTTACGGGGTGGCAGCAGCACGCCAGGACATGCTTTCCTTTGCCAAACGGGTCTATCCAGGGTTTAAAGTCGGTCCACACCACAGGAAACTGGCCAAAATCTTCACCGATGTGATTGAGGGGCGCAAAAACCGGGTCATCATCAACATTGCACCCCGTATGGGCAAGTCAGAATTCAGCTCTTACCTGTTCCCCGCATACTTTCTAGGTAAATACCCTAATAAGAAGATCATCATGGGGACGCATACTGCGTCTTTGTCTGAAGATTTTGGCCGCAAGGTCCGTAATTTGATTGACAGCGAGGACTACCGTGAACTTTTTCCCCAAACTGCTGTGGCAGATGACCAAAAAGCTGCTGGAAAGTGGAGTACTAGCGCTGGGGGTCAGTATTACGCTGCTGGTGTCGGCGGCGCTCTGGCTGGTAGGGGTGCCGATCTGTTTGTTGTGGATGATCCTCACTCGGAACAAGACGTAAAAGCCAACAGTCGTCTAGCGTTTGACACGGCGTGGAGCTGGTTCCAAACTGGACCCCTCCAGCGCTTGATGCCAGGGGGCGGAATCATTGTGGTGATGACCCGCTGGGGCAAACTGGACTTGACCGGACGGCTGATCGACTACCAGACCAAGAACCCCAACGCACCGCCCTGGGAAATCGTGGAGCTGCCCGCCATACTCAATGAGGGCATGGACGATGAGAAGTCCTTGTGGCCAGAGCAGTGGCCCTTGGCGGCGTTGAAGTCGGCCAAAGCTTCAATTGACCCCCAGTACTGGAACGCGCAGTACATGCAGCAGCCCACCAGCGACAACGCGGCCATCATCTCTCGAAAGAACTGGCGCATCTGGGGAGGCGAAGAGCCGCCCACCTGTGAGTACATCATCCAGTCCTGGGACACGGCCCACGAGGTCAAGACCACATCCGACTACAGCGCCTGCACGACCTGGGGGGTGTTCTACAACGAGGAAGAGCACGATGCTGCGCAGGTCATACTGCTGGACGCATTCAAGGACAGGATGCCCTTCCCCGAGCTGAAAGCCACAGCGCTCAAGCACTACAAGGAGTGGGAGCCAGATGCGTTCATTGTGGAGAAGAAGGCCGCTGGTGGCCCGCTCATACAAGAGCTGCGTCAGATGGGCATCCCGGTGCAGGAGTTCAGCCCCTCCAGGGGCAACGACAAGATCGTGCGTCTGAACGCGGTTGCGGACCTGTTCACTTCGGGTACAGTCTGGGCACCAGACACACGCTGGGCCAGGGAGGTCATCGAGGAGGTGGCGTCCTTTCCCAACGGCGAGAACGATGACTACGTGGACACGACTTCCCAGGCGTTGCTGCGGTTCAGACAGGGCGGGTTCATCAAGCTGGACTCCGACGAGAAAGACGACCCCATTTACTTTCGCCGTAAGGCGGCGTATTACTAAGGACAGACATGGCAACCAATATCGACAAAGCACTTTATCAACAGCCCCAGGGCATAGACGAGCTGGGGGAGCAAGAAGAGCCGCTTGAGATCGAGATCATCGACCCTGAGGAAGTCAACATCCACGCGGGAGACTTGGATCTGTCCATCCGCCCAGGCGACGAAGGTGAGGACGAGTTCAATGTCAACTTGGCCGAAGAGATGGACCAATCTGCCCTGGACACCATGGCGGGGGACTTGTGTGGCGACATTGAGAACGACAAGAACTCCCGCAAGGACTGGGAGAAAGCCTATACAGACGGACTAAAGCTGCTGGGCCTTCAGTACGAGGAGCGCACAGAACCCTGGAACGGTGCATCTGGCGTGTTCCACCCGATGATTACCGAGGCGGTTGTGCGTTTCCAGTCTGAGACGATTACGGAGACCTTCCCGGCCCAAGGCCCAGTGCGCACCAAGATACTGGGCAAACAGACCCCAGAGAAGCAAGAAGCGGCCATACGCGTCGAGTTCGACATGAATTACGAGCTGACAGAGGTGATGCGCGAGTTCAGGCCCGAGCATGAGCGCATGCTCTGGAGCCTGCCAGCCACTGGCAGTGCGTTCAAAAAGGTGTATTACGACCCGAGCCTGGGGCGTCAGGTGTCGATGTTCATCCCG